GCGGAGGCTTCTGTCGCTTTTCTTTCCGCTTCCGTCTGAATTCCTGTGAAAACAGTAATCAACTTAGGATCGAGCGCAGAAATCTGCTCGTCCGTCATTCCTGTTGCCCGTAATGTTTCAGCGATTGTAGGCATGGTTCACTAATCTCCCGGATTTGTGGTTAGGCGTAGCTAGGTTGCTGCGCAGTTGGTGTCGGTTGTGGTGGGGTTACTAGAGCGGCTTGTGCTTCCTGAATTCCCTGAGCAACTTTTTCCATGCCAGAGGACAGGCGCGGATCGCTAGCTGCGATCTGTTTACTTACCTGATACCACTGTGCAAATAGCTGCTGGAGTTGGGTAGCTTGATCTCCTTCACCCTGCTGTGGTCCGCCTTGTGGTGGGGGTCCGCCCTGTGGTCCGCCTTGAGGGGGCGGAGAAGGAGGACCACCTTGCGGCGATCCTCCCTGTGGGTCCGGTGATGGCATTGGATTCGTAGCCACTTATGTTTCTCCTAATGGACTACGTTTACGCCTTGACTGCGAGCTTGTGAGCTGCACGCTTTGCACGACCCTTAACGCCGCGAGCTTTCTTTGCAGCAACCTTCTTGATGTGTGCGCTGTGCTTTACCCTATGTTTCATGGTGTTCTCCTTTGTGGTTGCGTTTGTTTGGTACAAACGAAAATGGCGGCTAGGCCATTTCGCCTAGTCGCCGGTTGTTCCCAAAGGAGGGGGCCGCGTGCTATGTCTTTAAACAAGATAAACCCAAACTAGGGCCTCTTGTCAAGCGTTTTCTTACAAAATATCTAAATTCTCTATTCCATCGCCAAATATTTCCTAGAAAATGATAGAATGGGGTTGTAGGAGTCGTAAGCTCCCGCACACTTCACGCTTTGGAGAGCGCCAAATGCCAACCCCACAAGAGCCATTGTACCCTGAAACACCAAACAGTACAGAAATTCCAACGACCAGAGTTTGTGCTTGCAAAACCTGCCCGTTGGCCGGAATCCCACAGCCTCTCGATAATTTTCATCGCAACGTTAGATGCCGCCTTGGTAGGGTTTATTGGTGCAAAGTGTGCAGGAATGCTTATGCAAGATCGCATCCATCTAAACCGTACACGCCTAAAGAGAACGAACCGCAAATCAAAGTTTGCTCTAATAACGACTGTGTGTTTAACGGCGATCCCCAACCAATAACTAGCTTTTTTAGCGACCTTTCAAAAAGTGATGGCCTCAATAGTCAATGCAAGACTTGCGTTCATAAGCGCAATAAAGAATGGCAAAATAATCATCCTGGTTGGTACAAGAAATATGATTGGAAAGCAGCGTCGAGACGTTGCCGCACAAAGGATTGGGCACGTTTCAAGATAAGAGAAACAAAATCAAGAGCAAAGATGAAAGGCATTCCTTTTAATCTTGAGAGAGAAGACCTTCTTCCACTGCCAGTATTTTGTCCTGTATTTGGTATAAAGATGGATTACACAGGTGGCACGGATCGGAGAATACGGGCTAGTTTGGATAGAATAATACCAGACTTAGGATATACGAAAGGTAATGTTCGAGTAATTTCCTTCGCTGCTAATACGGCCAAACAAAACGGCATCGGCGATCTAATATCAATCAGACCGCCGAAAAATAATGTGGTAAAGGTTCATCAACCATCCCTATTTGATGACCAATAAATAGTTATAAGTCCACGTCATCAATTTTGAGAATTTCGCGAACCTTTGCTGATTGAGGCTCGCTTAGTTTACTCCGCTGCTCGATATTGATACCTTGGACGCAACCTTCGTTGTAGAGTACAATCATTTTCCCGTTAGACTTGCTCGCTTTGAGAATCTCATCGATTTGGCTTACTTGAGCAGGCAATTCGATGCTTGCTTCAGTGAGTAGGTAATCCTTTTGAACTTTTATCTTTACTGCCATTGATTCACCTCATCCTTTTGAACTTAATAGCTTAGCTTTCTTTTACAACTGTACGGGGAGCGCCGCCTGCTGCGCCCTTTTGGGCTAGTTTCGGTGAGCTTTGCCCAGAAGGAGGTCTACCACCAGCATGTAATCCTCCACCTCCCTTGCCTCCACCTTTTCCTCCGCCCTTACCACCTTCTTCTCCCGGTGGCTGTAACCCTAATTTTTGCATCTCTTGCTGAGCTAGAGCCGCAGCAAGCAATTTCATCTTTGTCGCTTCCATTTCTTCTTTGTAATACTTTTCCATTTCTAGTTTTACGTCTTTTACGTCGAGACGTTCTAAGGTTGTTTGCCAACTTATCGGACATCCCGGTGTGCGCTTTAGTTGCAACCACTTCATCTGCTCCTGCATAGCCGTGATCTTAAGCAACATGCTCGGCACGGAAATAAGCCGGAGTTTCTTGACCAGCCACTTGGCTCTTGTTAGCTTGTCATACATCGATGGAGTTTCTGGATAGTTCCCATTCAGCAACTCATCTGGAAGATGGCTTGGAACCAAGACGTCAGGATTGTAGTCAAACACCACGCGTGCAAAGTGATCCTCTCCCACATACTCAATGAGTCTGCACGTATCAAACCATTGAGGAATAAGGAACTTAACTCGTTCTCCTACGCGCTTGTTCGACTTCTCAAGACGCATGGCAATGCCTTTGCCAATAGGACCTATCGATTCTATTTGCTTGGTGGCATCGTCGCTATTCATGTTGATCTTGACGTTGGCTAGATTCCCTACATCGTTCAATCCAAGCTCGGCCAACAGAGCTTCGCGCAGGTATTTCAAAAATGTCCAGTTCTCATTTCCTACATTTACTTCAGGAGGAAGTAAAGATTGGAAACTCTTTTTTGGTTCTCCTCCCGCTAGTCCAAGACGTACATCCTCTTCAAAAATATCAAAGTGCTCAATCTTTGAACCCCCATTGTTATCAAGGTCATAGCCCATTGGGGGGTTAAGGCGAGCGGTAATGACTTGATCTACCTTCCGCTCATGCTTCCTAATCGTTGTCTCGATAGACGCTACATCCCCAACTAGCGATCTTCCTCCCGGCTCCCAAGGAACGTCGTCTACCGTGTACTGAATTACTGGGATTTTCGAGTCCCAGTCAAAAGCTGGCCCGTCGTACATTGGCCTGTCCAACCCTGCAGATGAAATGATGAGGCGTAAGTTTGGGTACACCCTGCAGTCCTCAGCCATTGCAGGGCGCATGTAAGGTTTACCATTCCTGATCCCTCCAAATATCTCTTGACCCACACTCGGAACTTTGTAAAACCATGTCGTCCCCGGATCGCCCATCGGCAACTCAAAGCCTGTATTATTAATTCTCAAGTCCCTAATGAATGTGTATCTTATCTCTGAGTACAGATTACCGAATGACTTGCCTTGATCTTGTAATTCTCCATATCTGTAGGATGCCGCAAAGTCTTGACGCTGTGCCTGAATCATCGACTTATAGTTATTCATTCCTACCGTCTGGAGTTTCCCTTGAAATAATGGAAACCTTCCATGAGCTTCAGCAATAGGCATGTAGTCGTAGATCGTTACGGCATACGCATCCTGCACATCATTTGAACGAGCAGGAATCTGAACAGGCATTACGTCCAAGAGTCCTAGCGCATCAAAAACCATCTCTCTGGGACCATATCCGTACTCTGTCGCCCGTACTTTAGGCCATAGGTATCCTATACCCATTACCGTGGCGTATTGCAGAACCTTGAGGATTTGAATTGGAAAGTCAGACTCTAAATAAACTGCCTTTGATACTTTGGTAAGCATCTCAGCCATCGGCTTGTATGCTTTAACGTCACTCCCATAAGATGCGATTTCACGTACTTCGGCAAGTGTCGTGACGAACTTATTTACCGCATACCGAAGGCCGTTTGTGACGAGTAGAGATTTGGATTTATCTTTGAATATACCGTTGAAAACACGTAGGTTAGCTGAAAGATTCTTGTATGACTTCTGGCCCTTTAACCATCCCTCGCTCTCTTGAATTTGTGACTCAACCCAAGCTATTTTTGTGGACGCTGGGGCCTCGAAGGGAGGAGATTGCCAATGCACCGTTTCCATGTTCGGATCAGAATACACTCATGATCGCTTTCCTCCCGGTACGCAAGTCCAGTATCCCTGAACTTGACTATGCGCATCATAAACCAAATCGTTCCTAGCGTCTACAGTTTTTATTCCTTGCGATTTATCTGGACGGTCTCGCCTGCTTCCACAGCACCGGCAAGAAACGGATTCAAGTATCGCTCAGGATACGATTTTCTAATCCTATCCGAGAATGCTTTGTAAGCATTGTACGTCATTCTTCCAATTTTATTCATACGCTCATCCGTGAGTGGAAGATCGACTTCCTTCCTCTT